GTGCAATCTCGCAGTCTTTACATTACATTGCTCTATCTTGTTGTTCAAGGTGTTCAACGCCATTTCTTTGTTAATTATCTTGAGACCTATGATCTTGATAATTATGATTATTTGGCGCTTGCAATACACAACAACGCATCTGAGTTTTTAATTTTTTTAACTTTGATATGGGATCTCTATTATCCTATGCAATGGATAAGGAGTCCTGTTTTTTTTTGGTTATCCGCATCCAAGTGGTTCCTCTATAGCAAGTATAGAACATCTATTCCACATACTAGAAGACACAGAACTCCAACTAGGGTTCATTCGTCTAGATATGTTACTCCTTTGAATAGCAGAATGCCAGGTCCACCACACGCTGCTATACGAAGAGCAACTATCGCCACACCGGTTAGATCTCCTGCTGGTTTGGTGGCACACTCCGGTCACTCGTCTGCGCGTAGGAAATTTTCGTCTTTGAAAAATCTTCGTAGTGAGGACGATTCCAGTGATAGTTTGTGTATCTCTGATGAGTGTTTTTCTGAGGATGACTATTATAAAAAAAATTATATTTTGTACCCAACCGATTTTGATAGAGTTTGGTCAACTTTGGTAGTCACGTACAAAATAACTGTCAAGAGCCGTTTGATTAAAAAGATACCAGGTGATTCTTTATGTTTATCACTATCCTCTTTTTACAAATATGCTCTTCCATATATTAAACGACATCCAACAAAAACTTTCTCGATAATTAAATCTAATCCTTTTCCGAGCAACTCATACTCTGAGTTGACTTTTACATTTGCAGGAAAGGAAACCGATTTAATTGCACAAGGTTTTTTTGATTCTTTTAATTCTCTCTCAGAAACGCAATCCGCTCTTTCTGAGATATCCAAGAATGGTGTTAATATACAATGTGAGTCATTAGAGAAATTAGTTGAATCCATGTCCGAAGTGAATTCTAAAGGTGTTCATCTTGTTCATGATATTCCTATATTTACGTCAATATATAAGGCTTTACACTTGGACTCATTGCCCCCTTGGCAGATTACTGCTGGAGTTAGTGTTGGTATTCTTGCTTTGTATCAGTACAAGCCTGAGTGGAGATCTTATATTAAGATAATAG